AACATTTAATTGGTTAATGAAAAATGAGACTATTGTTAGCCATGAATTTGAGAACTCAAATGTCAATGATTTAGTTTGGTGTAGAAGTCCATTCCTTCCAATTCGTGTTGAGATTGAGAATGTAACTGGTGTTGCTGGAACTCATTATCTTTATCAGGGATCTAACTCTCTGATCCAAGAAGGTGAACCAGAAAAACTTGGTACGTTGTTGAGTGTCTCAAATGACATCACTGGAACAACGATGACTGACGCAAACACTTTTTATCCGATTGTAAGTTTGCGTCTTAAATCAGATCAACTTCAGGCAGTTATGTTATTGAGATCTCTACAGGCAGTAACAAACGATAACACGAATGTCTATTGGAGACTTTTTGAGAATGCAACTTTGACTGGTGCGAGTTGGACAGATCATCCAGATCCAAACTCCTTTATGCAATATGATACTACAGCAACTGCAGTCACTGGAGGACAAGCACTTCTTTCAGGATTTACGATTTCTGGTGGTGCCTCTCTGGTTAATGTTGATGATAAAGCAGCACTGCAACTTGGAAGAACTGGTATTGGTACAATCAGCGATACTTACACTCTTGCTTGTGCAGCTCCCAACACCAACAAAAAAGCACTTGCAGTACTTAACTGGATTGAACAAAGGTAATTATTAATTGGAGGTTTATTATGAGTGAAGTTTATCTTGGTAATCCTAATCTAAAAAAAGCGAATACACAGATTGAGTTTACAGAAGAGCAAATCCTCGAATTCTTGAAGTGTAAGGAAGACCCTGTTTATTTCGCTAGAAACTATATCAAGATTGTGTCTCTTGATCATGGTCTCGTGCCTTTCAGTATGTATCCGTTTCAGGAAAAACTTATCCAGAATTTCCATGATAACAGATTTAATATTTGTAAGATGCCACGTCAGACTGGTAAGTCTACTACTTGTGTATCATATCTTCTGCACTACGCTGTTTTTAACGATAATGTTAACATCGCCATCCTAGCAAACAAGGCATCAACGGCAAGAGACCTTCTTGGTAGGTTACAACTTGCATACGAAAACTTGCCAAAGTGGATGCAACAGGGTATTATATCATGGAATAAAGGTAGTTTAGAACTCGAAAATGGCTCCAAGATTTCGTCTAACTCTACTTCTTCATCTGCTGTCCGAGGCGGATCCTATAATGTCATCTTTCTTGACGAGTTCGCGTTCATCCCGAATCACATTGCTGATGACTTCTTTGCCTCTGTTTATCCTACTATTTCTTCTGGACAGAGCACAAAGGTAATTATCGTTTCTACCCCTCGTGGTATGAATCACTTCTACCGCATGTGGCATGATGCGGAGAAGGGAAAGAATGAATATGTGCCAACTGATGTCCATTGGTCTGAAGTTCCTGGTAGAGATGAGGCATGGAAAGAACAGACCATTGCCAACACATCAGAAGCACAATTCAAAGTTGAGTTTGAGTGTGAATTCTTAGGATCGGTCAATACACTCATCAATCCAGCGAAACTGAGAAATCTTGTATATGAAGACCCTATACAAAGAAATGCTGGTCTTGATATCTACGAAAGATGTAGACCTGAGCACAATTATCTGATTACTGTAGACGTTGCTCGTGGTTTGGGTAACGACTATTCTGCTTTTATTGTTTTTGATATTACAGAGTTTCCTTATAAGGTAGTGGCAAAGTATAGGAATAATGAAATCAAACCTATGCTATTCCCAAATATTATTCACGAAACTGCTAAGGGATATAATAACGCTTGGTTGTTGATTGAAGTTAATGATATTGGTGAGCAAGTTGCTAATATCTTACACTATGACCTTGAATATGATAATATGCTAATGGCAGCGATGAGAGGTCGTGCTGGACAGGTGGTTGGACACGGATTCTCTGGTAAGAAGTCGCAGATGGGTGTGAGAATGACTTCTGCAGTTAAAAAGTTGGGATGCTCTAACTTAAAGACTTTCTTAGAAGATGATAAGTTACTAACTGTTGACTATGACATTATATCAGAACTTACTACATTTGCTCAGCGTCACAATTCTTTCGAAGCAGAAGAAGGATGTAATGATGACTTGGCAATGTGTCTAGTTATCTTCTCCTGGTTGGTTGCACAAGACTACTTCAAGGAGATGACGAGCAATGATATCCGTAAAAGAATTTATGAGGAGCAGAAAAATCAAATTGAGCAAGATATGGCACCTTTTGGTTTTATCTTAGATGGTCTGGATGAAAGTACTTTTGTAGATAAAGATGGTGATAGATGGCATACTGATGAATACGGCGATAGGTCTTATATGTGGGACTATTATTGATGGATTTTGACAAGCAAATAAACTTAGAGCATATCTTATTCTTTGAAAGAGAGTGTAGAGTTTGTGGTGAAACAAAGAATTTAATAGAAGATTTTTATCTAACAAGAAAGGGCAGGGGTGCATTACCTTCTGCCTATTCTTATGAGTGTAAAGAGTGTACAAAGAAGCGGGTAGTAAAAAATAAAAAGAAAAATCCTTCGACAAGGTGGGAATATCCTGATTGGTAGATATTCACGCACAGTTTCCCCATTCAAAGTAGCCTTTTTAATAAATAATTTCAGAATAATTCTGGACTAAGGAGAATAGAAGATGCCACTAAATTTAGCATCTCCTGGAATTGTAGTAAGAGAGGTTGACCTAACCGTAGGTAGAGTAGATGCTACTAACGGTGGTGTTGGTGCTATTGTAGCACCATTTGCACAAGGTCCCGTAGAAGTCCCAACTTTGGTTGGAAATGAAGCAGACCTTCTTAAGACTTTCGGTGAGCCAAGCAATACGGATAAGCACTATGAGCACTGGATGGTTGCTTCATCCTATCTTGCATATGGTGGAAACCTGAGAGTTGTCAGAGCAGACGACGATGACCTCAAGAATGCGGTTAGCTCTGGAAGCACGGAGATTAAGATTAAGAGCTTAACACATTATAACCAACTAGGTTATGATGAGAATACAATCTCAAACGCAGTATTTGTTGCAAGAAACCCAGGATCTTGGGCAAACGGTCTTAAGGTTGGCATTATCGATGCTAAGGCAGACCAAATTCTTGTCGGTGTTAGCACTAACGCAAGTTTACCAACAATCGAAGTTGGTTATGGCGTAACTCAGGCAATTTCTTCAACACTGCCAGGAAACGGTACTACCAGCACTCTTGATGGTCACCTCAAAGGCGTCATCACTGCTATCAGTGGCACTAATGTTTCGGTCAAGGTTCTTGCCCATGTTTCTGCTGCTGGCACGGTAACCGAAGTTGACTATCAACCATCTGGTGTTTATGCATTCTCTTCAACAGGAAGCGTAGCAATCCACACCACTGGACAGACAACTGCTGTTGGAAGCACTTCATACACTTCACAACAAGACTGGTTTGACCAACAAACCATCTCTCTGACCAACTCAACAGTTTACTGGAATACTCTTGCAGATAGACCAGGAACTTCACAGTTTGCTTCTGGAAGAGATTCAAGATTTGATGAAGTCCATGTGGTCGTTGTTGATGATACTGGAGCAGTGACTGGAAATGCAGGAACAGTCCTCGAAAAGCACCTTTCACTTTCTAAGGCAAAGGATGCTGAGTATTCGGTAGGAAGCACCGCATACTGGAGAAAGTATCTCGCTAACAATTCAGCTTATGTCTTTGGAGGATCTGCTCCTACTGGAATAACAACCACTGGATTCAGTGCTGACTTCACTCTTGAGTCTGATGTAGGTTGGGACCAGAATGCACAAGGTATTACCTTCTCTGCCAATGGTGCTAGCACCCTGAGTATGAGTGGTGGTAAGAACTACGATGCTGGCACAGATGTCACTTCTTCTGGTGCTTTTACTGCAACCTTAGGAAATCTGACCGCAGGTTACGACCTCTTTGAAAATACTGATAATTATGATATCGACTTCCTGCTGATGGGTTCAGCAAACTATGCTAAAGAGACCGCTCAAGCGCTGGCAAACAAACTGATTGCTGTTGCTGAAGCAAGACAAGATGCTCTGGCATTTGTATCACCATACAGACTGGCATTCCTGAGTGATGGGTCAGTTGGTAGCGTCACAGTTAACTCTGATGCAACTATCACTGATAACGTCCTCAGTTTCTATGCACCTGTCACTTCATCGACTTATGCAGTCTTTGATAGTGGTTACAAGTACATGTATGACAGATTCAACGACACCTTCCGCTATGTCCCTCTGAATGGAGATATTGCTGGTGTTTGTGCAAGAAATGACCTCAACAACTTCCCTTGGTTCTCACCTGCAGGAACTAACAGAGGTGCAATTCTGAATGCTGTCAAACTTGCTTACAACCCAAGCAAGGTCCAAAGAGACAAACTCTATTCTAATAGAGTCAACCCTGTTATCTTCTCACCTGGAGATGGAATCGTCCTCTTCGGTGATAAGACTGGATACGGTAAGGCATCTGCATTCGATAGAATCAATGTCCGTCGTCTCTTCATCTACCTTGAGAAGGCAGTTTCTGCTGCTGCTAAGGACCAACTCTTTGAATTCAATGATGAGATTACAAGAACTAACTTTGTAAACATCATTGAGCCTTTCCTCCGCGATGTCCAATCTAAGAGAGGAATCTTTGATTATGTTGTTGTTTGTGACGAAACAAACAACACTGCTGCTGTTATCGACAACAATGAGTTTGTCGCTGACATCTTCGTCAAACCAAACAGGTCGATTAACTTCATCGGTCTGACCTTCGTTGCTACCAGAACTGGTGTTTCTTTTGAAGAAGTAATCGGTAACGTTTAATTATTAATCAAACTTAGAGGTAAAAACCAATGGCAACTAGAAACCAACTTAATCCACCCCCACTAAGAAAGATTACTGACTTCAAGAGTAAGCTTGCTGGTGGCGGTGCTCGCTCAAATCTTTTTGAGGTTGAGCTCTCATTCCCATCTGCAGTTTCTGTTGATGGACTCAATGACATTCTTAATAAGGCAAGATTTCTTGTTAAGGCAGCAAACTTACCCGCTTCAAACGTAGCACCTATTGAAGTTCCTTTCAGAGGAAGAGTCCTCAAGGTTGCTGGAGACAGAACCTTTGATACTTGGACAATCACAGTTATCAACGACACTGACTTCTCTATTCGCTCTGCTTTCGAAAAGTGGATGAATACAATGAATAGAGTATCTGATAACACTGGTCTTACTAACCCAGCAGATTATCAGGCAGATGCTTATGTTTATCAACTTGACCGTAATGGTGACACCCTGAGAAAGTATCACTTCTATGATATTTTCCCAACTCAGGTTGCTCCAATCGAACTTTCATACGACGCTCAAGGTATTCAAGAGTTTACCGTTGAGCTTCAAGTTCTCTGGTGGGAAGCAGTCAAGGGTAGTGGCGCTAATGCTGGCGGTGAAGACATTAACTAAATAGTCCATAATAAGTAGATAGTTTATACGATGGCAAAACTTTTTGGTTTTTCTATTGATGATGGTCAGAATAAATCACCTTCTGTAATATCCCCCGTTCCTCAAACCAATGAGGACGGGGTTGATAATTATATTAGTAGTGGTTTTTATGGTCACTATGTTGATATTGAAGGTGTTTATCGTACAGAGCACGATCTCATTAAAAGATATCGTGAAATGGCACTTCATCCAGAATGTGATGGTGCTATCGAAGATGTTGTGAATGAAGCCATCGTTAGTGATCTTTATGATTCTCCTGTTGAAATTGAATTATCCAACTTAAATGCAAGTGATAGACTCAAAGCAGTAATCAGACAAGAATTTAAATATCTCAAAGAAATTATGGACTTCGACAGGAAGTGCCATGAAATCTTTAGAAACTGGTATGTTGATGGAAGACTTTATTATCTGAAAGTTATTGATGTCAAGAATCCTCAGGCAGGTATCCAAGACCTGAGATACATTGACCCAATGAAGATGAAGTTTATCCGAAAGGAAAAGAAAAAAGATCCAAGAACCGATATTAGAATTCTTGGAGCAAGACAATCTTTAGGTCAACAGGAAACTCCAACAGTAGAACCAGAGTTGGATGAGTATTTCCTCTATACTCCGACACCAAACTATCCTATTGGTTTGATGTCTTCTGCAGCAACCAAGAAAGGTGCTGTAAAAATTGCCAAAGACTCAGTTACTTATTGTAGTTCTGGTCTTGTTGATAGAAATAAGGGCACAGTTCTTTCATATCTCCATAAAGCAATTAAGTCACTCAATCAACTGAGAATGATTGAGGATTCTTTGGTTATCTATCGTTTGTCAAGAGCACCAGAAAGAAGAATTTTCTATATTGATGTTGGCAATCTTCCAAAAGTAAAGGCAGAGCAATACCTCAAAGAGGTTATGTCTCGATACAGAAATAAACTTGCTTATGATGCAAACACGGGAGAAGTCCGTGATGATCGTAAGTTTATGTCTATGATGGAAGACTTCTGGCTTCCAAGAAGAGAAGGTGGTCGCGGCACAGAAATCACCACACTTCCTGGTGGACAAAATCTTGGTGAACTTTCCGACATTGAATACTTCCAAAAGAAACTCTATAGATCTCTTGGAGTTCCCGAGTCAAGAATTGCTGCTGATGGTGGATTTAATCTTGGTCGCTCCTCTGAGATTCTGAGAGACGAACTCAAGTTTGCTAAGTTTGTCGGTCGTCTGAGAAAGAGATTCGCTCAGATGTTTAATGATATGCTGAGAACTCAACTGGTTCTCAAGAATATTGTAACTCCCGAAGATTGGGAAGTTATGGCAGATCATATTCAGTATGATTTCTTATATGACAACCAGTTTGCAGAATTGAAGGAATCTGAAATGCTTCAAAGCAGACTTG